AGTCATACCATCTTCGCTGCTGGTCTGGGTTGTCAAAAACTATTGTGTACTGAACCACTGCTTGCGGTGAAGAGCCAGGAGAAACAAGAGTGCTTCCGCTAACTGCCACTTGGTTGTGGTCAACGTTGTTGCCAGCAACAATTCGTCTAACACCATCTTCCGATTCTTCAATATTTATATTGATTGGAGTACTGATAGGAATGTTTCCGTCTGGGTTCTGGATTGTTGGAGTGAAGTACGCATCTGCAATGGGGGAAATAATTTCTGATGAAATCTGAGTCTCCTCCATTGCTGCCACTTCAAACTCGTCCCATCCAAGACCCTCAAAGAGTTCGGGGTAGTCTTGATACAGGTCAATCACCATGTCGTTAAGCAGCGACGGGTCAGTGTGTCCCAATTCCATCGTCCTGTTGTCGGCAAGTGCAAACGCAATCGCTTCGTCGTTATTGGCGTCCATTTTGACGACAGCAATCTTGCTCCACCCAAGACGCCTAGCAGCCTCCAGTTGGTGGTTTCCAGCAATGACTGTAAATGTTCCGTTGTCGTTAGGGCGAGCAACTATTGGCTTCATCTGCCCGAACTCTTCGTAGGAAGCCATAATTGCTTCAATGTTTCCCTTGCGAGGATTTTTCTCTAAAGGGATAAGAGAATCCATCTCTACAGCAAGGGGTTTAAGGTCTTCCGAAATGTTATTTTTCATTGTCCTACCTGAACTCTGACGTTAGCGTTTAGGGTTCGCATAGCATCAATAGAAGTGCGGAGAGAAAGAAGTTTCTCTCGTTTAGCCTTCAAGAGAGCCTCGGCAATTTTGTAATCAAAGTTTTCGTCAGCAAGTTTGTAATCTGCCCATGCTTCACGTTCTTTGATTGAGCCTTTTGCTGATAGATATTCTTTAGCCCAATTTGCTTTGTAGAGAGATTCTTTTTTTGCAGAATCTTCCGCAAGTGACTCAAACGCTTCTGTTTCTTCTTCCAACATCTCAAGGAGTCGCATTAACTCGTGTTCAATATCTACTTGACTAATAGGACTATTTCGCGAAATCATTATTCTCCATTAAGTGTTCCATTGGTGACCAATCTATCTTTTCAAAAGAAGAAAGTTGCTCTTTGGTCCATTGATATGCAGATAATCCTACTTTAGTAATGGCCATCTGTTCAAGCACCCATGCATCACATTCGTCATTGCCCGAAGCGCCGCTAAAAATAATTCCAGTCTTTGCCGAGATTGCCGAGATTACTTCTCCCTTTGATGCATTTCCTCGTCCAGTTGCAAACTTTGCTCGGCAGGTAGGCGGTATTTCAACAATCGGAATACTGCATTCAAACAGCGTCATTCTGATACAGCCACCCAATTCACCAATACTGAACGCTTGACCACTACGGGAGGCAAACGAGTACCCCTCAATTACCACGCAGTCAATTTCGTTTTCTAGACACTCATGCAATACGCTCTTTGTAACCTCGGACAAACGCTCGGCACCTCGTGCTTTGGAGCGGACAACGCTAGTTACGCCGTCCATGGACATACCCGTAGATGTAAGCGAAAGGTCAAGACCCATGAGTCTCATCTCTCCCAACCTCTTTTGGCTAAACCCAGGTCAAATGCAAGTTGAGGATAGTTTCCTATACGGGTGTGACAGGGGCGACATACAGCCATCAGATTATCTTCTTCAAGAATAGAGCCACCCTGGGAGCGGCGAACTATTTCGTGAATATCCTGCGAAGAACGACGCACATACGTTGCAAGTCCGTCATGTTCGGCAAATACTGGACAGGCTTCGCATAGTGGTCTCTCTTCAAGAAGTTTCTCCACAAGGGGCCTACGGAGTCTATATTCCGCTTCTTTTTTCTTTGACCTGTGACGCACGGACAGAGTCTAGTTCAATTTATAACCAGTAGACGAGATGCGTACTACAAATTTCTTTCATTAATGTCATCAAATTCCCAGTTGCCATTTATTGCAGCCCATAAAGCCCTGTCAATTGATGTGTCCTCAAGGTCGTATTCTCGTAAAAGGTTTTTATGTTTAATGATTGCATTTTCAAGAAACGAAGCCCTACCCCAGCCGTCGGAAGATACTGTTTCTCCGGTTTCTATCATTGTCATAACTTCATCAAGGCGATGATTTACATAGAATTTAAATCTGTCAATCTTTTTTATTCGGTGCTGATATTCACGAGCCGCTTCAGCAGCAAGTCTCTCGCCACTCCTGCCCATTGACAAATATCTTTCAGCATCGGCATCGGCATCGTCCTTTATGCCCTCAATCTGAATGTCAAGGTTTTCAACCAAAAGAAGCAAACCGTCTTTCCATCTGTGCCAATTTTCAGGCTCAAGAAGGATTTGTTTCTGAACGGAAGAAAGTTTGTTTTTAACTTCCTCAGATACCATTCGTGCGAATACGTCGTCGTTAATCATGACCGCCATGCAGGACATATCTTTTTAAAGGAACACCAATTACAGAGTATTGATTTGTTTGGTTCAAACTCGCCAGTCTCGCACTTTATGTCTATTTTCTTTTTTGTCTCAGTCACGGTTGCTTCAACTTTGTAAAGGTCTTCCTCGGTTACTGCCTGACTAAACTGAACGCCGTCTTTTAGATACAGGAGTTCAACTGTAGTTGCTTTACCAACGCCTGTTGATTCAAGCAAATGAGAGTAAATCAAGAGTTGAAAAAACTTATCGCTAATCCAGTTTTTCTTTGGGGTTTTACCAGTTTTATAGTCCGAAATAGTAAAACCAGTTTCGTTCTTGTCAAATCTATCTATAAACCCCTTGATACGAACTCCGCCTATTTCGCCATTTAGTTCATGCTCAAGACCTATTGGGGCAACAAGGGTAGGTTCTTCTATTCTCCACAGGTTCTGAATGCACCACCAGGATTTCCACCTAAACATACGCAATGCTTCGTCGCCACGAACCCACGGCTTAACTCTGTCGCTCCACCCATTTTCCCATAGTTGGGCCGCTATGAGTTTTGCTTCGTCCTGCGTTCTCTCTTCGTGATTGCAGTGATAAAGAGTTTCTAGAACATCGTGCACAAAGTTACCCATCAGGGTTGCTTCTGTTGGGTCGTCTTTAAGCATGTCAATTTTTGAATACTTAAATTTTAATGGACACTGCTCAAAGGTCCCCATTGACGATGGGGACAAATGTGGCGGAGGGGTAAACATTTATTGACCGTCGTTAATGCTGTACAAAATACACTGCTCAATAAGGGCGTGTAGGTCAACAACGGTTGCTGTTGTCTTTGTTGGTTTTGGTCTATCCCCAGCATGCTCAATCCAGAAAGAATTCAGTTTTGTCTTCATTTCTGAAGTCAAACCCTTAGACAGGCTGACGAACTGTTCCCACAATTCTTCAATCATCGGGTCAATAGAAACTTCTGCTTCAATTTCCATTGCCTCTTCTGAGCGAGCAAGGTAAAGACCAATGCCAAGCGCTTGAGCGGCTTTTTTCAATGCGTCAGAAACAGCGCCCTTGAATTCGTCACCCAAGTCAACAATGTCGCCAGCCTTTGTGCGCTTAATCTTCTGACCACCAAATCCGTCTTTCACAACGTTGATAAAGTCGTCTTTTGAAAGCACGCTGAGACGTACGTGAGCAACAATAAATTCTGGGTCAAGAGCATCACGTTCACACTTGATGATTTCATATGCCCAACCGTCAAATCCAAGAACTTTATTAAGTCGTGAAATTACTTCGCTGACAGGAATGTAAGTTAGGGAAGTTCCGCCTTTTTTGAGTTGACGTTCAACTTCTTTGGGAAACGGCTCGTTTAAAGATGCTTGAATATCGTTTCTCCCAGCAATTGCCTTAATGCGAAGTTCTTCTTGACGACGCAACCACACATCTACATCAATCATATTTTCTTCAGTCTCAGTATTGTCTAGAGCAATTTTTTTAGCAGTCATTGTTATTTTTCACCTTTTGTATAGATAGCGATATTTGTTTTTGGTTCACCAACTTCGCAGTACTGGTCTGCGTTGATGCCTAAGTCGTTTAGTGCGCCAACACGCCAGTACGAGGGTTGGACATAATCAAGTATTCTATTGACAATTTCTTCAGTTGACAACGTCACTTCGCCAGTATCCATATCAACGGAAGACTGCTGAAGTCGTTCAAACACTTGCATCATAAGGCCTTTGCTGTCCCATGATTTACGAGCAGAGCCAACTTTGCATTTGATTTCAGCACCGGTACTAAGTGTTAATTCTGTCTTCTTTTCGGACTGCATTTTGTCAACCATCTTGGTTGCAAACGAATCGTAAATTGAAGCAATATCTTTCTTTACGTGGTTAAGCATTACAAGATGCTCAGACCAGACGTCAAGGTCGGCTTCGGTGACGCCTTCGCTATTGAGGAAGTTGTCAAGGGTTACGAGCATGATTCGTAAATCCGCTGGAGTTATCATTTTGTTTCCGTCTAGTAGTAGGTACCTATGGTTAGTAGTGGGTACCTAGACGATGATACTGACGATTTTCCTCTGTGGCAACCCCAGGCCAGTCAAATGTGTAAATGCCCCAACAACCGAGTCAACCTGGTCGTCGTGGTCGCAAGCCTCTGGAAACGACGACATTTCGTCCAACCAGTCGCTCAACCACGTACCCCTTACAACTCTTACGTTTCCATTGGCTACAGCAGCCGCAAAGGGTCTAGCACGAGTCAATTTATCGCCAGTTGCCCGTATTCCTGAAAAATCAAACCCTGGAACAACGTATCTGGCGTATTGGTCCACGAGGGCTTTTCCTGACGAACCAGGCTCTTGCTCCATCCTAATGGCAACTCCTCTTCCGTCCTCGTAGGCAGTCTGGGCAACTAGTTGCTCCACCTTCTCTCCCTTCACACGAGCCCTCTTAACGTCCAAGACGTAAGCAACCCCACCGTCAAAAAGGACCAAAGTTCCAACTGTCCAGTCGGGGTTGGGTGTCTGTGGGGAAGGTTCGGTGGCTGCAAGGTCCCAGAAACGCACAGCCCTGGCCGCTGACGTGACGGTTGGCACCTCAATACTGTCAATTATTACGATGTTTTCTCTCTCAAATAGAGTTCCCAAGGTGGTGCTCCACCAGTCTCCCTCTTCAAGCCTGCGCCGTTCAATTGGGTCAAGAGCCTGCAGGGCTTGGCGATAGGAGTCAGCGTCAATTCCAGGGTTGTCCGTCAGTTTACTGGGAACGAAAATTCTTCCTTTTTCGGTTCCCTCAACGATAAATCTCTGCCTAACCCAGTTTGGAGCAGGGTTTGAGGCACACCGCATTCTCAATGGAACCTGAGATAACGGTCCTGAGTTGGGGCGGCGCAAACGGGAGAACATGTACCGATAGTCCGATTCACGGATTTCGGTGACCTCATCCATTCCAATAAACTGAAATTCTGACCCTTTATAACGAAGGTAGTCGTTTGTGTTGTTTAGGTACCCAAAAGATATTCTTGCTCCAGAAGGAAATGTCGCTACGTAACTGTTTGCGTTCCAGTGAATATCGTCATGACCGTCTATCCATGTCTTGAATCTATCCATGAGGGCACCAGGGAGCGCCAAGTCAGCATATGTACGACGAAACAAAATGGCTGAATATCCAGGAACATCAACATATTGCAGGGCTGACATTAAAAGTGCTGAACTTTTTCCACCGCCTGCGGCACCACCGAATAATGCTTCAATACCATTCGTTCTCAAAAAAACTCTTTGAGTGATAGATGCCTCTTCTGGACAGAATTCAGGTTTCTTTGGTTCTAAGTATTCAAGAACTTTTATCCAGTCAGTAGTCATGGTTTTCTTTCTATAAGGCAATTGCACACTAGGCATGTTTTATGCGCTACGGTGTGAGCATATGAATAATTTCATCACTAAAACGAAGTCTGCAAGTGTAAAGAGTATTAAGTTTTTATGGGGGGCGATAAAAGAATTAGCGACTCGCCCATTCTTTGCCAACGTTTTAATGGTAGGATTTATATTATTTACAAGTATAGGGGCGAGCATGGTTTCGCCTGCTTTGGGTTTCATTTCGGCGGGTGTTACATGCGGAATTTTAGGTTTCTTGCTAGGTCTTGAGTAGAAAATGGCTTGGAATAACTTTAATAATAAATCACTGAACAATCAGTCCACAAAGAGCGTCGGTCCTGGCGCTCCAATTGCGCACAACCCTGGCTATGCCGGAAAAGCGTATTCTGACTCGTGGGATATTGAGCGTGTTTATAAAGAAGGAATGCAGAAGGTAACTTGGGTTGCTCGTTGTATTGACGCAATTGCTGGAAACCAAGCAAGACTCCCAGTGATTCTTAGGAAAGACAACTCTCCGCAGGGTGAGATTATTGTAGGTTCAAAAGCAAAAAATTCAGAGATATTAAAAATTCTGAACACAAAATCCAATATAGGTGAAAATTCATTTATATTTAGATACAGGCTTTCTTCTCAACTCTTAATGAGCACACGAGGGGTGTTTATTGAAAAAATTTATGGCAGGGACGGCGGAGTAATTGCTCTCAACCTTCTACCCCCACAAAGCACTTCACCAATTCCTGACCCAAGAAATTTTGTTGCTGGTTACGAAGTGAAGATGCCAAACGGCGGCACCATAATCATGAAACCAAAAGATGTTATTTGGATTCGCAAACCACATCCATTAGACCCATACCTATCAATGACCCCATTAGAGGCTGCTGGTATTGCTGTTGAGATTGAAAACTTGGCAAAGGTTTACAATAGAAACTACCTTCTAAACGATGGTCGTCCAGGAGGTCTTCTTGTTCTTCGTGGAGAAATTGACGATGATGACAAAGAAGAACTAAAGAGCAGATTCAGGGGAAACATTGCTCGTGCTGGAGCAACGACCGTTATCTCTTCTGACGATGGTGCTGACTTTGTTGATACATCCGCCAGTCCTCGTGACGCTGCATATATTCAAATGCGTCAAATTACTAAGGAAGAAATTCTTGCATCTTTTGGTGTTCCGGAATCAGTTATCGGAAACGCTGCTGGCAGAACATTCTCTAACGCTGGTGAAGAAATCCGAGTCTTTTGGAACGAAACAATGCTTCCGCATTTAGAGCCAATTGCTCGTGCCTTAGATGAACTTGACGACCAGCATTACATTGACTTTGACGTCAGGAATGTTCCTGTTCTTATTCTTTACGAACAGGAAAGAAACAGATACCTCAAGGATGAACTTGGTCAAGGTCTAATCAGCACAAACGAATACAGAACTGGAACTGGCAGAAAAGAAGTTGAGAGCGACCTTGCCGATTCTCTTTTATGGAACCCAAACCTCACTCCGATTGCAAACACGAAGAAGAAGATGGAAGAGCCTGCTCAGGCCGGTGTAATGGGGGCTCCAGGAGTCCCTGGGGCACCAGGAATGCCCGGAATGCCAGGAATGCCAGGAATGCCTCCAGGTGCAGAGGGAATGCCTCCAGACCCAACAACCATGCAGGGTGCTATGGAACTCGCAACACAGGGTGAACAGATGGCTCAAAACGCAGGAATGCCACCAGTTGACGGTGTCATGTCTCCAGAGCAGGGAGCCATGCCAACCGCGCCAGCGCAAGCATCCGCAAACTACTCGGCGCTTCAAAGCAAGAGCGAACAAGAGTGGCAAACAAAAGTTGACACAACATTTAACCGATGGACAGAGATTCTTGATAGAAGCCTGGAAAGAGTATTTGAGAGACAACAGAGAGTTGTTCTTGAGAAAGCCTCTGGTATTAAATCTAGAAAACTATTGGCAACAGGAGCGCTTGATGTGGAAAGCATTTTCAGCGCAGATGTATGGGCTAAACAGATGGACGAAGACATTAGGCCTGTTCTTAACGCAATTATCAATGATGCACAAACAACATATTCCGAAAAAAATCTTGTCAAGATGCCGTTAAAAAAAGAAGATATCGTCGCTCATGTCAACTCGCAAATAACCAGAATCAAGTCAGTCAACGATGAAACTGCACAGGAAATCAACAATGCCGTGTTTGCAACACTTGGCGTACATGGCGAAGAAGACAAGGTAACTACTTTGCGCACTGCTCTTGTTGGAACATTTACCAATCTCCTAGCAAAAAAGAAATCGCAAATTGCTGAAGACGAAACGCGTCGGGCGTGGTCAATGGGTTCAAACATCTAATTTCTGTAAATAGCAAAACCTATTTAAAGAAACGTTAATATCTGTATTCAATACTTGCAATCGTTTGACTCCTTATCC